CATTTAAAGCAGTCTTTTGTTCAAGTTTATCTTTTAATCTTTGCATAAAACCTTGAACCTGTTCTTTTGGCATATCCCCCACATCTACAGTAATAATTCGGGTGACAGCAGATTTTGTTATTCTATTCAATAAAGCAGACATTTCAAGTAAAGTTAATTGTCGCCAATTTCTGAAAGAGTTATACAAAAGTGATTGACCTCTTTTTACACTATAAGCAGAAGTCATGCTGTCTTGAGTTGCTTCAGGATCTGTCTGAATATTATCTAAATATATATCGACAGTTTCAGGTTGACGTTGACTTGTTGTCTCCAAACATCCATGAACGAAAGACATTGCATCAAATATTTCAACATCACTTTGTTTCATCTTATAGCGTGTTAAATATGAGAACATATCATCATTTGTTTGTTGAATAACTCTGGTAGACGCTTTAATATACCCCTGAGTTTTTCCAAATTTTTGCAAATCAAACATTTCACCAGGATTATCTACCATTTGAATATATGGAATATACTTATCAGCTTCACTATATATTCTTAATTTAACTTCTTCAGCTAATGGTTCGTTCGGTTTATTTATTACTGATTCATTTAACTTATTAGTTCTAATATTATTTTTAAATAATTTATCTTCTTCAACATCTGATTTTCTAAATAATCTTAAATATACATCGCCATAAGTAACTAAGCAATATGCCCATTGATATAAATGTTTATCTACATTTAATGATTCTAATAGCCAAGCAGTGTAATTTGATATTTTAGCATCATCTGCTTCTACCCACATTACCTTACCACTATCATTAGTTTGTACAGCATCTTCGGCATATGTTTCAAGAACAGCAGCTATAATAGTATCTTGCGCCATATTATCTATCAATTGATAGGACTGCTCTCTGCTTTGAGCACTATTACTTAAAGCATCGATAGATGAAATATCTAATGTTCCAATTTGTGCGGAAGTTATTAGATTATCTAAAAAATGTCTTTCTGTATCAATACCAATTTCTGGGGAAGTTGTAGCTATTGGTTTAATTTTAATTTCATTTATAATGTTATTATTTTCCATATTTCTCCTTTACAATATAATTATATCATCATATAAACTATATAAATCTGTTTTCTTTTCTGCATCAGATGGATGCATTCTTTCTGGCATCAGAATACCATTTACTTTTTTTAATTCTTCTTCCATATCTAATGTTAGCTGTTTAACATCATCATGATCACTATTATTATTCACTAATAACAATTGTTCAGCTGTTTCACCAAAATCATAAGCAAACTGCTCTGCATTTTTACTAGCATTAAAAATAGAACCACATACTGAGTCACAGACGTCCTTAGCTCCTCCCTCAATATGATCTATTTTTCCGCTATCAATATTTCTTTCAAGATCAATTATCTGTCGTATCAATGTTTTATCATTATACATCTCAAATCTCTTCTCATAAAGTGTAGATTTAAAATATTGGTAAGGAACACAAACGCGGTTGGTATCGCATTTATCGACTGATAGCACCGAATAAGGATAACCTTTAGCTCTCAAAGTTTCTCCGGTATCATAACTTTGGTAGGTATCAGAAGTTATACCTTTAATATTAAATCCTTTACTTTTGAGCCAATATATAAAATTTCTATTTTTTTCAAAGCTTATATGTCTTCCTTTTGGTGCTTTAATACTAACACTGAAGGCTAATGAATAGAACAAATCTTTACTTTGATCTAATTCATTAATAGAATATTTTTTACCCCTTATAAATACACCTGCAATACCTGTCATATCCCCTGTATAAGACATATCTAAATGAATAAATAATGGTTTATTTTTTAATGCTGGATCAATTTTACTTAAATCGAAGAAATTATAGTATTGTACATCATCATCAGCGCCGTCACCAATTTCTAATATTTCTCGACTGAATGGATTTTTAATTCTATCTACCACAGAATCTATAACCGCAGTACCATTTATATATTTTGAAATACTTGAAGCAGATATACCAGCAAAATCACATAATGCTCTATCCATATCATCTAAAAAATCTGCTTTAAAATCTATTGGAACATCAAGTATTTTACTGTAACCTTTTGCAATAAGAGCATCAATATTATCATCATCTTTAAGTACTATAGAGTCTAAAAATTTATTTCCCAAAGCAACTTTAAATGTTTTATCTGAATAGGTTCCCTCAGGCTTAACTTCCCAAACACTTCCATCAGATATATAAACATTTTCTTTTTCTGAAGCAAGCTTCTTTTTCATATGCTCTTCAAGAAAAGATTTATCACTTCTTTTAGATGAAGCTAAAACCAATAATGTTGGATTCTTACTTAAATAAACAAATCTGGTTTTCATACCACCTATAGCAGTATCAATCATATCATTGGCTTTCTTTTTTTGCTTTTCAATATCCTGATTTCTTTGAAAAGATACTTCATCAAAAAAGGCAAAAAATATTGGTAATCCAATTAAGTCATCGGCTTGAGAACCGATTTTAATATCTATAGCCTCTTGATTATTGTATTTTTGTGGAACCCATATTTTTTTGGTTCTTCCTTCTATTGTTCCATGTTCTAAAAACCATGGACTAGATTGAATAGTGTTTTGAAATTTAGCAATGCCGATTTCTTCTGCTAAGTCTTTTTTAATATTCATAAACGCAAACACTATTTTTTCTGTAGGTTTTAATCTAAAGAAAGATATTGGATCTTTTAAACATAAAATCCTGTGAAGTAAATAAGCAGCTATAAGAATTGAAATTTCACTCTTCCCACGCCCACGTGAACCGCTAAAAATAGCGTTATTTACATTAGTTGTTAAATTGTCTGGAAAAATTTTTAATAATTCTCTTCTCCAGTAAGGATATAATTTAGACTTACCTTCGTTATCATGCCAAGCGTTTCCTAAATAATATTCATCATCTACGAACGCTAAAATATCAGCTGGAACCTCTGCGTAATTTTCTAATAATAGTGTATTCAGCTGATCTGATTTTCCTTCTTTGGAATATTCTTTTAATATAGAAAGAGCCAGCTCTTTCTCAGCTGGCGATAATGAATCTAACACAGATAAATCTAATGGTATATTTTTTAGATTTATGCTGCTGTCCAAGACATCGCCTCCTGACGGTGATTTATTTTTATTTAATTTTTCCATACTGCTAATTATTCCTTAAATCTCGGGTTTGTCCTCGCTTCCAAGCAACTTTAGCTGCTAAGGATATTTTAATTTTTTTATAAATTTATAGTATTTTTCATCATAATTATACAATTATAATTGTATAATTATTTTTCATCTTTTTTTGCTTGAGCTACTGGATTTACATTGCTTCCTTTTTTAATAAGCCCACGAACTTTACCAAGCGCATTCGATAAATTAATCAAAGATTCATCAGACGCTAATTTATCTTTCACATTACCTTTTTCATCATAATCATAAATCGTTAATTGTGAGGCTTTATCATAAGACATTCCATATATTTTCGGAAATATAAATCTGCTATAGTTATATTCCATATTATCTTTACAGTAATTTATATAATTATTAATGACTGACGAAACTTTTTTAATCCATTCTGCATTATTTAAAACACACAGTATATGCTTACAAGCGGCACCCAGATTATCATTTGGATTAGTTATTTTAGCTTCTCTGCTCTCTTTTTTTCCGGTGTTATAGTTATTTTTAGTAGCCCACACCTTAAATCTATAAATAAAATCACTGCAAGAGCAATCCACCTTAACATCGCTACTATTTAATGCCTCAACTAAAGCATCATAAATACATTTTATTGTTAATTTATTTTTATCTTTAACTACATTATTTTTAAGTCTATTTAATATATTTATAAATTCTACCGTTACGATATAATTATCTGTCTCACCCCTTATATTTATACCGAAATTTAAAATATCTTTTTTCCAAAAAGTGTTCATATCTATTTTATTATAATCTTTTACTGTACTTGCTATAGAAATATCTTTTTTAGCATCCCAACGATTCCCCGGCTTGCTTTTATATCTAGCGCCTTTTTTAGATTTTATAAGCAACTCTTTTCGTGTGGCCTCATTTATATTATATCTTAATATTGTCTCATTTATTTTTTCTATCATAACACATGTCCTTCACGTCTATACATATAATTTAGCAAAACATTAAAAAAGGATGATTATTTAAATCACCCATCAATTTTTTCTGTTCTACTCTTTTTACGCTTAGCTTCATTATATTCTTCTTCAGAGGGTAACATTTCCATTTGTTGTTTCCATTGGTCTACATATTCTCTAAAATGATTACCGCCCATTG